TACGCTGGTTGAATTGGCGTCCGTGTTGGGCGTACCAGCATTGAGCATATTGCTAGGCCATGCGAACGTGTGACCTCCTGCGCTGTCCTGCACGATACGAACGACGATGATTGTCGGGCCTGACGCGCCATTGATAAACGTGCTGCTGATGACATTTCCGTTCAGGACGATCTTGAATTGAAGGCCCTGCGTTGCGTTGATGATAGGAGTCGCGGAGAATGGAATCAAAACGAGTCCCACAGGTATCACCCCCGCGATATATCCCGCCGTCAATGAACCGCTGATGGTCACATTTCCAGAGACATTGAGTCCACTAATAGCCCGCGTCCCATTCAGAAATTGGTCAAGGAGCGCCCACCCTGCATTTGTAGGACCGCCCCAGTTGTTAGAGCCAATCGAAGGCTGCGGAAATCCTAGACTCGTGTTCGGCATGATCTCTCCTTAATGTCCAATGGCGATAATATGAGGAGTGGTAATTGTACTATCCTAGTTTCCGATTGCAAGGATCATTGGTGTTACTGTCATGCCGCCGTGATCCGCATTTCTTGCGTAGTAGTAGCTTGCCGCTGTGGACGTTGGCATGCCAACAAGACTCCAACAGGGTGACTCACCGTAGTCTGTGCCCGCAGCCACCCCAGATATTCCTGCCCACACGCAGGCGTTAGGAAACGCAATCGCAAAGTTTGCTGTGTACACTGAACCTCCTTGGCTGCCACTGAGCGGCAATCCTTTAACCCACTGGAGTATCAAGCCGCCAAGCCAAACTGGAAATTTTATGTACCCTGTGGCCCCTATTGATACAGCAAACCCCAGCAAACACCAAGCAGTTGTCGCTGCGTTAGTGCTGTTGTCGGAAGACGATACTGTGGGAGCGGTAAGGCCCGCCAGAGCCGCTACAGGGCTCCCGAAAAATACTCCGTTGTTGCTGATGAGAGGAGATACAGCGCGGGCCGTTCCGCCAAGGTCCGCACGGAATAGAATCACGCTCACGGAATTAGGTGTGGGGTCCGGCTGCACGGTTCCGGTAAATACCGCTGGCCAGTTTACCGTTCGACTGCCCGCCGAGTCCTGCGCAAAATAGAATGCAAGCAACTGACCCGCCGTGATTCCTGGGCATGACGAGGACGAGATATTCCCGCCCAGCGTCATCTGGAACCCGTTGGATGCCGCCGCGTTGAATGAAGGCGTGGGCGAGTATGCGACTGAAATCAGATCAGGCAACAGGTCTGCGGTGGTCAGGATATTGGCAAGCACAGCCGCAAGCGCGGAAACTGAAGCGTCCGAGTTCGTAAATCCCTTGTTAGCAAGCATCTGTCCAAACGCTGCGCAGAATGTAGTAGGCTGATAGGTCGCCTTATTCAGCAACGGCGAAGGAACAATCTGATCGGTTCCGTATCCCGCGATACGCTGGGCATCTGCAAGATACTGCGCGTCCGTCTCTTGATTAGCTGCGCCCGGATTGAATTGAACGAAGTTCGTTGTCGCCATGATTCACCTATACCAAGTGGCCGAGGTCAACCCCGGCGATGAGCGTGTTAGATAGATCGGTTCCGAAAATCGGCTGTTCTGCAAAAGTGTACGTGTACTGCACGGTCGCCTTGCGCGGAACGATGTAACCGTTGCTGATGAGGTCTTTCACGATAGAAGTGAACGCGCCCGAAAGCACAATTGTGGCAGTCATGTTCTGATTGTCGATGTTCTCGATTGTTCCGCCAGGGAATAAAGCCTGCCAAATTGGTTGAAGGCTTCCATTTGTTCCGTCCCACTGATTTTTCGCAATCGTCGCCTTGATGAGTATGCGGTATGTCGCATCGTCAAGAACTGGACTCACACCGCCTGAAGGCTGGAATCCAACCGTTCGGCTTACTCCTGCGATTTCTCCGCAAGTGTCAAGCTGAATACCTACAGCAGAATCCAGATCGAACGCTTCGGTTAGCCCCATGAGCATGTTTGTCGTATCGTTCAGCGGGGAGAGAAGCACACCGAGCCACGAGTTTAGATTCGGAGCCATGCGGTATTCGGATGTGAGCAGATTCAGATAATAGCTCACCGGAAGAGAATAGATTGGCCCTGTATCGCCAATGCCATACTTCCCGCGTCCGTACCCGTTTTGGCTGTAAAGTGGCATTATGCTTGGCTCACGATGATGTTGGCTGTCACGCCCTGTGCTACCGCGTTGTAGGCAATCGCAATATCGGAAGTACCTGAAGGGCTGGCCGCGGTTCCCGTAAAGAGTGAGGGGATCGAGAATTGTGGAGTCAAAAGACTTGGCATGACCGACTGCGCCACTGAATACAGCGATGAGAACGTGACTGACTCGCCAATCTGGAGGCCGTTAAGATAAGTCACAATCGCGGATTGAATGGACGCGAGAACCGCCGTCGTGTAGCCGTTCAAACCGTGAATGACCATCGTTGCGTAGATCGGTACGTAGGTTGGACGCGAGAACCCGATTACGGTCGTTTCTGTCGCGCTTGTGCAGGTAACATGCGTGGTCCCATTCGTCAACGCACCATCTCCGCGCTTGAGGAAGATTGCATTTGCCACATTGGCATCCGTGCCACCCTCCACAACGGCGGTAATCGAATGCGGTGGGCATCCGTTCGCATCAGTCACCTCGGTAAAGTTCTCTTCCACCGCATAGCGCGTAACGCCAGATACGGCTGCAATGGCGGCATTGATCGAACCAAGTTGCGTAATCGATGGCATGGCCACAGAATAGGCTTGGCGTGCCCTCAGTTGCGAGTCTTCTTCTGTTGGTAGGCCAACGCTTGCCGCCGAGGGATTGGACGCGCTTACCCACCCCGCCGTAGTGCCACTGGATATTGTGTTGATGCTTCCCGCTTGCGCCTGGATTGCGCCGGCTGTCTCGCAAGTTGCCCCGACTATCACACTTCCACCGCTCGGGATGGTGATCGGTGATGCCAAATCCCAGATGTACCCCTGTGTATCCGTAACGGTTCCATTCGTAATGACCGTTCCATAGACGCCAGTGATCGTTACCGGAGCAGTTGAGTACGAAGCAGCCTGCCGCGCCAAGCCGTTCATCTTCACAATGCTATCAAGGTCTGCACCAACTGCGGTGATTGGCGAACGCGCATTGTAGGCAAGTTGACTTCCAAGATTCGTGTCGTAAATTTTCAGTGCGAATATCGAAAGTTCTTGGTACTTCGCTGTATCTGTACCAATATAAACAACTTGCGGGTAAATTGCCTGATAGTTGCTGATGAGGTCAGAGAGGGTATCAGCGTAGCTTGGAATGACTAGTCCGGCAGTCGGAGATATGTACGGTGCCGTATAGCTCATGCATTCACCTGGGCGCTCGAACCGGGCGCATTCGTTATCACAATATTACCAAACGCGGAACTGACAACTGCGCTGAACGTGCTGGCCATCGTTGCGCTGTTGAATTCAAAGCTAAAATCCACGATTTGCAGCACATACGGGCATGAAAGAATAGTCTGCTGGATGATGAGCATTACCCCGGCCTGATCGGTCGGTGATCCAGATGCGCCGATAAGCGATTGAAAGAGCGGGAAGCCGATTGTTAGATTCTGAAACCATTCTCCTAATAGGAGTCTCAGTGTTGTATAGATGATCTGCGCAACCGCATCGAGATCAGCGATAAACACCGGCCCATTCGGTCCCTCGATTGGATCGTTGTTGGCATCATTCTGCTGGACGAGAATTGTTGGCGTTGTACTCATTGGGCCTCCAGTACCGACGTTACGGAATTGGTCGGTGGAAGTGGGCCACCATATCCCTTCGATTGCAGGAATGGAAGAATGTTAGCGTTCCAGTAGTCAAGGAAATTCTTGCTCATCAGAGGAAGTGCCGTTCCTCCACTCGCTAGCACCTTGGTTGCCGGGGCTGTGACCGTCACTCCCGCCTCTGCTACGTCCACGATGACCGTTCCATCATCAGAACGCAACTGGGCGCTTGTAGTGGAGTAGTTGGCGAGTACGCGGGTTTGGTTGCGCAGCCCGAAATGGGCCTTGGCGTCTCCGATGTCGTGCCGATAGAGTTTCCCATCCGGCTGCTTCTGCACGCCGCCCGACTGCCACCACATATCGAAAGCCATGTCAGAGAACACGAGGTCGCACTCGTCTCCTGGTTTGATCGGAAACGTGAGCGAAAAACCACCGCCCATCGGAAGCACAATCGGCACATCGTCAAGGATTGGAAGCGTCACCTGCGTTGGGACAGCCTTCACGCGAATCTGCTCTTTGATGAGAGGCTGTACAGAAACTACTTGTCTAACGGCGTCAAAGGAAATTACCTCCGCAGGAATCGACACGCGCAAGTCGCACTCGAACTGGTGGAGAGCCTGAGTGATCGGCGCGGATTCAACCGAAAGCCGGTGCTGGATTGGAACGAGGCCAACGTTAGTTGTTCCCATAAGGCGCTCTCCTGTCCAGTGATGGTCCGTTTGGATTCGTGGCATCGTAGATGTAGGCTGCGCGTCCGCCAACACTCGTAAAGGCCGTAATCTCAGTCTCCCACTGATTGCCCCGACTGTCGCCGCGATATTGCAATCCATTGACCAGATAGTTACCGTTAGGGTCAAGAATCGGACGATACCCTGGCGGAGTGAATTGAAGTTGCCGAATGATTGAACTGGAGATGTTGATCTGCATGGGCGGAACGCTAACGCGCAGTCGCGGGTCAAGCGTCACCACTAGATTCACACCGTCCTGCGTTTGCTGTGGCACCCCAAGAATGCCCGTTGTTGGCGTGTAGGTTATCGTGGTCACTGCGCCAGGATCAGCCATCGTGCTGATTGCAATTCCATTCGATCCGTACCACGATTGCAGATTGTTTGCCGCCGCCACATCGTCAATGAATTTGTGAGGGTCGCCGAAGAACGGACGGGCGCGGGGAAGCTGAGTTTGCGGAAGCGCCTGCAATGCGTCCTGTGATCCGGGGTCGATGGGAATAGGCACCTGGGCACCCGCGCACATCTTCGCCACCAGCGCCGATTGCGTCATGTTGGCATTGCCCCTAAACTGCGCAAAGTTCCCAATTGTTTCTTCAAGGCCGGTGTAGCACATCAGCGTAACCTTGGAATCGATCACTTCAGGCCGCTCATACATGGTCTGGTAGACAGTGCCAGCGAAGATCACGCCAAACGGGCCAGCCTGGTAACCGGCACTAAGTTCAACCGTGGAACCTTGTCCGTAGATGAACTTTTGTGCCTGATCCGCGCTCAAATTATAGAGTTCAATCTTGGCAGTCCAGAACGTTGCATGAGAGGAATAGCCGAGGATGTTTACCTCAAATGATATCTTCATCGTCTCGGGAGTCCACGCCACCTCAGAGAGCGTATACGTCTGCGATCCCCCAGTTGCATCGGGCGGAGTGGTCACGACCAGCTTCCATGCCTGGCCAAAGTTGGCGATCTGCGAGACGTTCTGGGCTTTAGTGCTCATGCGGTATTATCCACAAGAAGAAGGAAATTCGATCCTAATTCACTGGCGTTAGGGTAGTCATCGGGAACCTGCCCTAAGTTGATAACGTACCAGCTTCCAATCCCCAGATAACCCTGCTGACAAAGTAGATTAGCGGCGGGCCAGCTTCCGGTGATGAGCGGAATACTCGACAAGAGCAGCACTCCAGAAGCGTTATAAATGCTCATCAGCCAATACTGAGCCATCTCACTGAAAGTGATGAACAGCGTAAGACGCACAACAGCCCCATCTATATTCAGCGCCACATTGAGCGTCTGATTCGGTGCGTTCGTCAATGGGATGATTTGCGCCATTAGATCACACCGCCCACGTTGTTGCTCGACCAGTTCCCCGCCCCCTGCAAAATTGCATGAATCGAATCCTGCGAAAGAGTTGGCTCGCCATTCTGCCTAATTACCCCAGGTGGAACTGCGCTCGTTCCGGTCTGGCCGATGGCAGTGGAGTCAGTTGTTTGCGGGCGGGCGCTGGTAACCGAGGTCGCCACGCTGAAAAGGTTGATCTGCTGAAACTCTACGGTCGCTCGAAGTCCATACCGAGTGCGCACCGTATCGTCAGGCAGCACGTTGAGGATGAACATATTATGGTAGGTCTTCAGCCGAGTCGTCACCTGAAGTGGAACCCGCGCATCCCGCAGAGCGCAAAGCGTATTGAAGCAAGCAATCGACTTGGACGAATTCCCCACCCATTGACCTGATGCGTATGCCGGTAGAACGTCGGTCATCAGAATATCGAGAGAAAGATGCGCCGGGTCCAAAACGATGTGATCCGTGAAGTTGGCATTGTCCTGAATCGGGTGCATCGTGGGCCGCGCCTGCTGCGAGTGTGAGGCCCGCATTACCGCATCGAATACGAGCATCTGCGGAGCGTCAGTAGACGATGTTTCCGATGATCCTGTGACGCTTGCAGTGTTCGACGTAGACTGCGATCCTTGCGTTTGCGCGGCTGCTATAGCCCCAGCATAGGAAGCAGGAACAGTGAGCATGGTTAGGGCAGGCTGGGACCATTGCGGAGGTCTGAACTGCACGTCAAGGCCAGAAACGGAACTCGCGATAGAACTATTCCGTGCCGATTGCGCTGCTGCTTCGGTAGTCGATTGCGCATAGACAATAATTCTCCCAGCGCCCGATATGACCGCTGCACTAGACGCTGGTAAGGAGATTCCGCCCATGCTATTGGTAAGCCCCGCTATGTGCTAGAATGAGCCGCCGTGTGTGTTCAGTCAATCCATCGTCTACTCCCTGCTTTACCGCCTGGGCCGTCTGGTTTGGCGTCATAGCAGAGGCGGGTACGTTTACGATGATCGAACCGACCTGGATACCTGCCGCCGCTTCCACCTTGCGGATGTAGTCCTGACCTTGCGGGGAATACTGACTCTTCGCACCACCGTAATCAGCCAGCGCAGCTTCCACATTACCCTGATGCTGCTGTAGCAGTTGGGCAAGGTAACGCGAACCACCTTCAAGATTCTGCGATGGGTCGTAGGGATTCACACCTAAGCGCCGTGCCGTCGAGGGAAGCAACTGCATCATTCCCACGGCACGTTCGCCACTGGGATTGTCGGGACCAATCTTCACATTTCCATTGCGGTCGTACTGTTGTCCTCCAGATTCTACTTGCGCAATTCCACGCACGAGTTTCTGGAAATCATATCCTTGTCCCTGTACAAATCGGTTCATCTGCGCGTTCGGCGCTTCAAATTTATCTCCGCCCCATTCACCAGGAAGTACGGCTGCCCCGATATTCTCGAATCCGTGTGCAACCCTTACAGCCTCATCCGCTGCTGTGCCCAGTTGTTTCTTTGCATCTGCATACTGTGTGGGACTTCCGTTCAATGCCCACATAGCTTTCCCTAGATCCCAAATTGAAGCGACCCCATGAACTCCTACTTGTTCTAATCCCAACATCAATTTAATAGCTTCGCCAACCCAGAACACAACGTGCTCTACAGATTTTGCGAAGCTCTCGAAAGATGCGGTCTTGCGGTCAATGGAATCATCCCCAGAAAGTGTACCTACGAAATCATCGAAGTCAACGGAAAGATCAACAAACAGATTGCCAGTTTTCTTGAGAATATCCCACATCTGATTTAATGCTGGTACGAGATCATTTGTAATCTCGTCAGACCAACGCGGCATGTTGGCAAGAACGAAATCGTTTAATCGCTCAAGCTGTTTGGCAATTCCACCATTTCCGAAACCTAACTTTTCGAGTAGGTCAGACGCAAACTTCATGCCGAAATACTGGCCCTTTACTTCGAGACGCTGAAGTTGAAACGTCACATCCCGAATCTGGCGCATCTGGTCTTCATAATTAGGACCGAGCATGAGCGCCAATTGCTTCTGATCGTCAATGAGCGTGTGAAATCTGTCCTGAAGCTCTTTCGTGCCAAAGAACACATCGTTCAGCGTAACGCCGAGCGTATCGAGCGCAGTAGTAACGGCGCGATACTGCTGCACGCCCATCATGTTCTGGGTAGCGAGTAGCTTGGTCTTCAGGTCAGCTTGTCCAAGCTTATCAATGTACGCGACAATGCCAAAACCCACCGTTGCGAAGGCGGTAGTTGCTGCTACCTGGAATTTAAGAAAGTCTCCTGCGATTCCGCCAACGGAAGAGGCTACCGTTTTTTCTGTTCCAGCGAGAAGATTAGCGAACTTGGCGAAGGATGCCTGGTCTACATTGGTGGATAGCGAGATCAGATAGCTCTTAATTGTGTCGGATTGAGCCATCTATTTCGCCTCCTGAGCCGCCCGCCAAGCTCGGAAGTCGGCATCGTTCTTATCCCGAACGTCTAAAAACTCATGCGCATCGCAAAGATCACGGAATGTGAAAACGCCTTCAACCACATCCCGATGCTTCCAAATTCCTGCGCTCACCGGACGCCATAGAAATGGGTCTAGGCTTGGGTACTCGGTTGGCTCGAATCCGCCGCCGGAGTCTGGTTCGCGTTCGACCCGGCTGCGGGAAAAAAAGGGGCGATATTGAAGGCGATGCACTGCTTTGTCAGTTCGAGAGCGGTAGGAGCATCAAACTCAAGATCGGGAATAGCGTAACGCCCGTCCGCGAACATGATCGGCTTGGCAATCGGCGTACCCAGGCGAGAGTCATAGCGACCGCAAACGCCCAGGCAAAGCGCCATCACTTCAGCAAGTTCGGTGCGCGAAAGCTGCTCAGTGAGGAAAGCGGCGGTCATTGCAAATCCGACCTCAGGAGGAACGTCAGGAACCTTTACGTCGAGATCGGGGACCACTACCTGTGGAGGCGTGGGCTGCGATTCCTGAAAGGAGCGATACCGCTTGACGAACGTCGATAAAATCCAGCTTCCATCAGACGCCTTAAGCATCCCTATGCGGTACTGCTGATCGCCGATAGTCGTATCTTTGTGATCGAAAGGCATGTGCGCTCCACTTACTGGTTAGCAATGTTGGCTGCGGGAAGATTCCATTCAATGTACTCGCCCTTGCCGCCGTAAGGCTGCGGAGGCTTCTTCGAGAACGATACGCCGGTGCAGATGTTCTGATCGCCCGTGACGGGATTCTGAAGGTCAAGGGCAATCGCCGCCCAGTTGCTTGCGTCCCCATTCGCTACCGCTGTCTGGTGAAGATTCTGCGCAGACTTCAGGTAGGCGTTGAGCGCCGAGGTCTGCTGGCAGGAAATCTTGACCATGCCATTGAACCCTGGACTTACTGACACCATGACTGCCGCATCCGAAGAATTGTCCTGTTCGGTCCATTCATGCGTCATCTCCACGATGATCTTTCCCACACCAAGGTTACCGCCTGCGAGAATGAACGGTCCTGCGAGTGGAGAGGCAATTGCCCCCGTCAAGTCCTTGAACGAATACGTGGTGGTTCCGTTTGCCATTACGATCTCCTCTTACTGCTGGACCGATACTCCGATGATAAAGCTCTGCTGTGTGCCAGCCAGAATGACGGCGACATAAACGGGCATTCCCTTGAACAGTGCGCGGTCTGCGCTGGATTGTGTCGAGAATGAAGACGATCCAACCCAGTAGCCGGTTGCCAGTGCTGTTCCAACCGTCAAGCCACCAGTGGGAAGCAGCGGGATAGCAGGACCGTTCCACACGCCCCCGGCGATGAATCCGCGATTAGCTGAACGGCTGCAAGCGCCCCGCACCGCATTCAATACGAGAGCCTGGCCGGGATCATCCTGCGGAATCGAAGGAAGCGATTGGAGTACGTTAAGAATCGAAATCTGCGCATCTGCCGCCAGCATGTCGAGGCCGAGGACGGTCATAAAATTAAGGCCGTTGCCGTTCACGCCCTGATAGTAGAAATCGTAACTGTTGGCGTAGTTATTGTAGCCGTTGCCGTTGTTTCCGAAGCCGAGTCCCGGCGTACCAGCAAACACGTTGATCTGCGCTTGCGTGAGCGGTTCGGTCGTGCATCCAACCAGCGTCTTGGCGGCGAGAGAGAAGTTGCTGTTGGCGTTCCCGGTATTCAGGCCCATCGCCTTGCCCATCAAAGCGCCGGAGATGTAGGCGTTGTTCGGGAATAGACCGCTCTGCGTGGTGGAGTAGCAGCCATGGGCGCGGCTGTAATTTGCCGCTTTGATGAGCGAGAACACGTTGCCCACCGAACCAGCAAGAGCAGATGCGCTCTGCGTGCTGTAGAACAATTGCATGGCAGGCTGTGTGGACTGCGCATAAGCGGCAATCGCCACGTTGTCCGAGTCGGTCGCCGTGGTGCAATTGACCAGATACCACGCGGGCTGAGCAATGCGGCAAGCGGTCACAGCCTGGAGCGGAGTTTCACCAATGGCCGTCACGTTGACCTTGAGGGCGGTTCCAACGCTTGTACCCTGTGCGGTGGTCGAGAGCGCGGATGAAACCGCATAGCCGGTGCCCTGCTGGCCGGGAATGGACGCTACAGACGTGACCACGCCGCCGCCGCTGATGCCGGTTACCTTGCCATACCCGTAGGATGCGTTCGAGGAGGAAATTAGAAAGGTGTCATTCAGCGCGTACCCGGTGCCAGCGGCGGCGGAATCGACTGTGATCGCCTGGATGGCAGTCGGGTCTTGGCACCCCATCCATAGGTACTGCGCTTGTGGTGATTGATCAGCATATAGCTGGGCTTCGATGTACTCCGGGTCCGCAGGTTGATAGCCGAGCGCCGCAAGAGAAGTCGTGGCTGTCGAGGTCGGAATGAGAACACAGCGCGAACCGGCACCATAGGAGGGAATTCTCCCACTGTTGCCGATGATAAGCGCCTGATTGAATGCGGGGACTGATACCCCTGCCGGAGTGATTGAAACGCTCACATCGCAGAGAATCGAAAGTGGAAGGGGCTGAGTCGCCATGTGCTCTCCTATAACTGTACTACCACATCGCTGATTATACCGTGTTCGGTTTCAAGCGTAACCTCTACGCTCTGCATGGTTTGCTTGGTGAGGGTATCGGTCACCTGTTCATTCATTCTTGCCGAGAAGTCGGTACGCTCCCACCATTGATTCTGAAAGAGTTCGGGGTTTCGTCGCGGGGTTCCAATAACTGTATCGAGGTACAGATTGGATTCCTGTAGAGCATCGTGAACGAAGTCCTGATAGAGACACGCCTTGACCTGTCGTGCCCGTTCGAAAGCATTGGGACCGTAGAAGATGAACGACAATTCCCAAACTCGCGTGTAGATCGTGGTTTCGATGAACGTGGTACCAGCGGAATCAACTGGCTGGACCTCGTGCGCCGTGTTGTAGCGGTCTGGCGTTTCGGTTGCGCGGATGAACACCACGTCATCCGTGATCGCCCACGCGGGAGCGCCTGGAGTTGGCCAGTCAATCCTCACCTGCGAGTAGGCCGTAGAGTCGGTCGGTCCTGAAGGGGTGATACCAAGGCAGCGCAGTACGATGTTCTGCCAGATGATAGACACCTGTTGCTGTGTCAGGCCGGTCGAGGCCATAGTTCCGACGCCGGGAACGGGATAGCTACTCACCGGAAAGCCTCGCTGCTATTGCCTTTGAGAAACCGAAATCGCGCCACGGTATGACCACCACTACGCGGTATTCCTGCGAGTTCCAAAGAATCGTATCGCCCAGACCAGACGCCGAACCTGCTGCCCGCGTCTTGTACATCGGCTGCTCGGAGATAAACCCCATCATGCCAGTAGAGCGGTCGCCTTCGGGAACCTGCTGCAAGTCTTCTTCGGTGGCTGGCTGGACTATCCCCCAGAATGGTATTGTTGTCGTGGTAGAGACATAGCCGCCCTGTTGAAAGCTGCCCGTCGAGCGATTGACCGTATACGCCTGCGCGAAAGCTGGACTATTGGCAACGCGAGTGAGCGAGATGGTTGGCATTAGATCGCCTCCGCTACTTCAGTCGCTTCTGCCTGAACGCCAAATGCAATCTCGGTATCAGGAGCAAACTCAGCCGCATTGCCCGCATGAACACCATCGCCCGATTCCGTGATGTGCGTGATTGCCCTGCGCATCTGACCTGTGTCGATCCCAGGGCGGTCGCTTCCTTTGGCCCGAATCGTAGAATCCGCATTGGGTGCCCATCCGTTGCGAGGATCGGTAAACCAGCGTTTTGATGCGCTCTCACCAATCTGGCCGGCGCGGTCCAATGCGTCCATCATGCCTGCTTCGTCGCCGTCGAGTGCGCAAGTAGATGCCTTTGCGAGTTGCTTGGCAATGAGTGATCGAGTCGGTTCTGCCTCAATGGCCGCTTCAATCACCACGCGGGGAGGCTGACCGTGCAACGGGGAGCCATTCGTGAAGATGAACAGCAGTTCCGCGTTGCTGATCTCGCCCTTCTTGCGCTGTCCATTCTCTTCAGGAATGCCCACCAGCGCATCGGCACCATTGAGCGCAGCGATGCCCGCATTGATCTGCGACATTCCCGGCCCGCTGCTGGTGTAGCTTGCTCCCACTGTCACCGCCTGAAGTACGCTGGCCCTGCGCCCACTACACGCGCCAAGGTTGCCAACTGCACGCCGTACTGCGTGAGCGTCCACGCCGCCCATTGTTCCAACTTCGCGAGCGTCTGAAGTCCCTGCGAAACGCCGTCTGCTCCCTGCGAGATGGTGATACCAGCCTGAAGGCTGTTCGCCACCACCTGATTTGCTGTACTCTGCGGGTTGCCTTCGGTCTGGCACCAAAGCGTCAGATAGTGCGCGATGTAAAGCGCCATTCCCAAGCACCAGGACTCCCGCCAGCGCGATTGCATGAGTGAAGCATAGGCGATGTTCAGATAAAGCTGAATGACCGCAAGAGGGACCAACTGAGCCTTATAGACCGATAGCGTCACCGCGCCTGATGCTGTTGCATCGCTCGATACGGTAACGGTTGGCATGTTTACTGATGTGATTACCGTTGACGAATTAAGCCCTTGACACGTCACAAGTTGACCGATATTCAGGACCGTTGCGGTCGAATCTACGGTGATCTCATTGGAGCCTTGCACGAGTGTTCCAGATACTGGCGTGGCGGGCCCAAAGAACTTGGGATAGATGAGCAATAGGTCGTTCACCGCGTAGGGAGGGTTCCCAGTCTGCGGAATGCCAGAAGCCAACCCCATGAAGGTGCTGCACTGGCATCCGTACTCTTCCCCAAACCCATAAATAAGCTGGTAAAACAAATCGATGGCTTGCTCGGGGAAGGCTGGCATGGCGGCTCCTAAATAAAGTTTACATTAGGGGTTGACAAGTATAGCGGCTTGCTATACTGTTGAGGAATGGAACGGAAATCAGTTGGCTATCGATTGAGTCTTGATGCCCTACGTCTATTATGCGCTCTCGCTCGGACGTTTGGATTGTCGAAGACTTCCGTCATTGAATTGGCGATTCGTGAACTGGCGAAGCGCAACGAAATCACCTAGGCACGGCGCGGCAGGTCAAGTCTCGACTTGGCACGGCGCGGCTAAGTAAGACGAGACAAGGAGAATTTATGCGGGTTTGCGAAGCAACACTGGAATCAATCAGCCCCTACAGCCAATCGAAGCACTACGAAACCGATAAGCTGGATAAGGAAAACGCTAAGGATTACGAAGAGCGGACATGGAAAGACCGCCTCCATACATCAGAGGATGGAATGGTGTTTATTCCCCCGATGGCCTTCAAAAATGCGCTGTCTGAGATTGCCAAGTTCCTCTCCGTCAAGATTCCCGGAAGTGGAAAGTCTACCTATACAAAGCATTTCGAGGCCGGTGTCCTGGTCATGGACGCCTTACCTCTTGGAATCCACAAGGATCAAGTTCCTGGCGAATGGCTTTTTGTTCCCTCAGATGGGATGCGCGGCGGCGGAAAGCGGGTATCGAAGTGCTTTCCCCTCATTAAGTCGTGGGGCGGAACGGTGACGTTCTACATTCTTGATGAGACAATCACGCCGGAAGTATTCGAGAAACATCTGAAAGAGGCGGGTGCATTCATTGGCATCGGTAGATTCCGTCCCCGCAACAATGGATTTTATGGCCGCTTCAGAGTTCTTTCTACGAAGTGGAACCAGAGAGATTAGCATGGCTGGGCTCGGCATGGCTGGGCGGGGCAAGGCAAGACAAGACAAGACAAGGGCACTATAAGGAGATGACATGAAACGGACTATCGCAGAACTGGACAGGGAATCAACGCTGTTGCAGCAATTCCTCTCTACACAGGATATAGGTGCGGAGTTGAGCTACATCGCAATCGAGCATGGAAGCACCGTAAAGATGGATCAGCGAGGTAGAGCACATCTTCGGCGCTGTCTGCATCGCATGAAAATCGAGTATTCCTGCTCTTTCGGTTATGGCATTAAACTTGCCGAACCTGGAAGCGTTATGCCTATTCTCAGCACGCGAATCCACCGCATTGACCGTGCCGTCAAGCGCGGCGACCGATCACAGAAGATTTTGCAAGAACAGTTCTTCGACTCCCTACCAGCGGAGCAGCAAAGGCAAGTTCTATTTGCCGGAGCTATATTTGGGGCAATTCGGCTTGCCTCAGAGCAGGGGCGAACGCTCTACAAGAAACGTAGCGCAGAATCTTACCAAGTCCACATTGATATTCCGAAGTTGGCATAAGAAAGGGAACCATGAGCCAGCAAGAACAGATGTACTTGCATGACGTTACCAATCTCCTGAAGGAAGCGGTTGATCTTCTCGAAATCGCTTCACCGTGGCATGAATCGAGGAAATGGTTTGCGCGACTTCTCAGGGTGAAAAAGTCGGCACGCGAACTTCAACCGCCCATCTACGTAGGGAAACCTGAGGACTTGGACTCTTTACATCTCAGTATTCCAAAAAGCAAAAAAGGGGCAAGGCCATAAGCCCTGCCCCAATTGACCGCGTTGCGGATGCGTCGGCTAGATGCCGTACTGGTAGATCAGCGTGGAAGGCCGCAGAACCTTGACGATGCCAGTGTTGGCGATGTAGGTCGCAACATAGGCACCTTCCTGAAGGCTGAGCGGGCCACCCATGCGCTGAATGTCCTGAAGGATTCCGAAGTTCACGAAATCATCGTTGAACACGTAGGAGGTAAGCTGCGTGGTGCTGTTGTGGCTAGCACCGCCGATGGTCTCACCCCAGTACGGGAGCGGGACGATCTCAGGCGTCTTGCCGTTGATGCTGATGCCGTAATACCGGGCCTTGATCCAGTCGAGGATGGTGGTGAATGCCGGAACGGTGCCGAGAGCGGAACCGAGCGGCAAAACCATTGGCTGCAAGAGGTAATCCCACTTGCTGGCCGGGACCAGGAAACGGTCGGGGATCGAATCGGGAGCGTATCCGGAATTCGCATACGCGAGTTTGGCCGCGCCCTGGAAGTCTTCTACAATGGCCATCGGGGTGGTAGTTGCACCAGCCCATCCACCCGTAGTAGCGCTTCCAGCTTGCTGGTTGACAACGCCGGGAACTACCGAATTCAGCAACCCCTGATTGGCTTCCACGCCCCAGTACACGCGATTGTCGAGCGTCTTGTTCCAGTCCGTACGCACTCCCTTGTCGAGAATGTCGTTCGGACTGCGGTTCGCTTGGGCCAGCTTCAGGGATTCAATCAGCGGGATACGGATATTCACCTGATAGGGCTGGGTGGGGTACACATCCTGCGAACGATTGAAATTCAGCGTGCGAATGTTGTTCGAGGATGTGCCGGTCGTGTTGGGGGAGGCCACGTTGTTCGGCGAGAACACGTTCACGAACTGCGCCGTCTCAGTGTCAACCCATCCACCGCCGTTCATCAGAGGAACGTCACGGAACCAGGTATGGCCCTCAAGCGGCATGTGCAGCCGTGGGTCAGGCTTGTTCAGTTCCGACTGGAGGAAAATCTGACCCGTTGCGGAGGCGTCCTTTGCCCCGAGAAGATTGCCGCCAGACCCGCTCATGCGCAACGCCAGAAGGCTGCGCATGTAGGCGGATTGTGTCATGCCTGCCTGGGCGCATACTTCCGCGAGTGTTTCCGATACGCCTTTGCGCTGCCGGCTGAGATACAGTTCGTTCGTGTTCATCGTCTGTCTCCAGTGTTACGGGATGAGTCTGTTCAAAACCGTTACTTGCGCAGAAATCTGGCCCGTTGCGGGGTCGGTCGAGAGAACGCCGGTCGAGAAAACGATGCCGTTGGCCAGCGCTGTATTGCCGGTCAGGGAGGCACCTTCGATGGAGCCAACCTTGCTGTTGGGATAGCTGCCATTGAGCGCAGTGCGGATGTAGACAGGCGCACCGGCCCCGGCGGGAGTTCCGTAGGGAACTGCAACCGTGATAGTGCCGCGAACCAAGCCATCGCAGGGCTGACCGGCAGCATAGAATCCGCTGTTGGCGATTGCGCCGCTGGAAAGGTTCGGGTAGACCGTGTTGGTCTTGACGTTGGCCAGCGCGAATGCAATGTTCGTTGTGCTGGTAACCGAGGAACTGTCGGTAACGATGTACGCCTCGACGCTCGAATACGTGTTGTTCGAGTTCAGAACCAGCGCATCGCCAAAGGACGGAACCTTGACGTCAGCCGGGTTGACCAGACGATTGGTGACTACCGGGAAATCCGACTGCGAGATAGAGCCAATCGGACCTTGGATGAGTCCCGTTACGGGAATGACGGCTGCGGGCATGGGATGCTCCTTCTGTTACTTACGAGCCGCGCGCGCGGCCTGGTATTCGTTGTACGCCTTCAAGCCTTCTGCATACGGCTTGCCATTGAAGAATGTGAACATGGCCGGTTCCGGTTCAGAGTCGTTAACGCCATCTGAGGAAACGATGCGAGTCAGCGAAGCGAACGGATCAGTTCCGCCCTTGATGGATTCGGAAAGCTTGAGGTAGGCATCCTTTGCGCCCTTGTTGCCGGACTTGGCAACGGCAGGACGTAGAGCCTTGAGAAGGTTAGCGGCGTCACCAGTCGAGAAGTCGGATTCCGCATGTTCATCGGGCGGCAGTACAATCGCGCCCTCGGCATCCTTTTCCGCCTTCTCGTCTTTCTTTTCTTCATCTTCGGCGTCGGTCATCTCATCGTCGCCGAATTCGTCAGCATCCTTGCTGCCCTTTTTCTTGTCCTTGGCGGCGTGGGCTGGCTCCTCTTCCTCTTCGGAGAAGAACTCGTCCAGCAACTGGCGAAGCTGCTGAATCTTTGCGTCCTTGGCTCCCTTGCCATCCTTGGAGCCTTTCTTCTTGTCCTTGCCGCCAGCGCAATCGTCGCACCGGCAACCCTTGGGATGCTCATCAGCGTCCTTCTCCGCCTTCTCTTCTTTCTCGGATTCGAGAGCGGCATCGACGATCTTCTTGGCTTCTTCCGGTTCTGCGTCTTTCAGGGCGGCCTGAAGTCCGAGAGCGACCAGCAAACGATTTGACATTGTGATTCTCCTCAAACTCGATTTCGGGGCTGAATCCTTGATTCCCACTTCCGACCCCGCCCTGCCCTTTGGAACGATGGCAACATGGTTACCGCGAATCTTGCGCTGGACATATCGGCCATCGGCGTCCTTGCCCAACTCAAAAGTATATCCACAGGATACATCACGCACCCCATCATCTACTTTTACGTTCAGATCAGGGTGCTTTACATGGAGGTCTGCCAGGAGAGGCGTCTCGCCGTCATCCATCGGAGAACCCACGCGGATATTCTGCGCATGGCCCTTGCTGGTGGATTCGTATTCGTCCAGCGCATCGACCAGGATTTGCGGATCGGAGGGATGTTCATCTAATACGGACTTGCCCTCAAACGAGGCCAAAGTCTCAGGCGCGGTGACTTCCTCAAGTGGCCGGTATACGGTCACAAGTTCATCGTCTCCGATGCCCCACTCTGGTTTATAGCCGGGGTTTTTCTTGATCTCGCGCCCAAGGTACTGCTGGAATCCGGTACGCGCAATCGGTACATCTTTGTAAATCCGATAGCCTTCAGGGGTTTGGAACTGGTGTTCTTTGCCGGGAAGCAGGCTTGCGTAGTAGCTCAGGCGACCGCTTGGAGCGGGACTCGCATCGACGCCGCTGATCTTGTGCGCGTTGCGGCTGGCATAGAAGACAGACTTCCCGCGCTTGGAACCATATTCCGATTCCATCGCGCGGATAATCTTCGATCCTTTAGCGGTCAATGGCACGAATTCAGAGTATCACAACCTGAAAACGTACTCCTATTGGAATGTCTGAATCGGTCGTCAAGAGCGTTTCTGCTCTATTGAACCAAAGTAGTTACGGGAGATTGAAGGGACGCGTGTACGTCTCTGCGCCGGGATTGCCTCCCCATTTCTGGGCATAGTAGAGCGTCCGATACGGGAACATTGCGTTCACCTGGGCGGAGATGAGCGGGTCTGCTTTGAGTGTTTGCGACGGCTCGTGATAGACGGGTAGCGCGGTTTCGATCAGTTCCCACCCGCGCAGCTTCATGCGATAGTACCAATCACAATCACTTGCGTACCACTGTAGATTGGTGTCCCACTCTCCTGCATCCTCAGCAGCGTCCATGTTGATCGCGGAGAGCGCATCGTAGTTCGTGAATAGGACTCCCCATTTGCGACCGGACTCGGTGTACTCACGCGCAAGCCTGAGTAGTTCAGCACAGGTGCCCGGCGCGGCCACGGCGTCTGAGTGCATCCATATGCAGATCGATGCGCCTGCGTCTCGTGTCTTGTTCAGCATGAGGTTCATGGTCTGCGAGAACGACAGCGGAACCGATGGGCGCATGTTCCAATAGATCCGCACATCGTCGCCCGTCTTGGAATTGTCAATCACCATCGGATGAATATCCTTAGCGCTATCGACCGCCATCTTTAGCAGATCGGGGCGATTCACGTAGGGAATGAAGGCACGATGGTCGGTCATGCAATCCCTTTCCGAAACCACGCCTCAAAGAACTGCCAGAGATCAGTCCAATCGAGTCCTTCTGTTAACCCGCAATCGAAATTCTCTGGTTTAAGGCGAGGGTCAAGCATTGCAAGCTTCCATTGCTGCGCGTCAAATACAGGGCGCTTAGATGCGAATGCACCATCGTACCGGAATGCTCTGGGCTTTATTTTCAGTAGAGGATTAAGCCATTCCGCTGCTCCAGCGTAATCACCGTGAATGCACGGCGTTCCGCAGGCCAACGATTCAAATATCGGGAATCCGAATCCTTCCCCTAGCCCAATCCCAAGCGTCACATCGCACGCGGAATATGCCCACGTCATCTGCTCATCGCTCAGCCGGCCAGTGGTGATGATTGCTCGATTGGCCAGTCCGTAGTCATGCAGCAGCGCAGAGATTGACCAGTAGCGCTCCAGCGCGTCCGTGTGAATCCAGATTAGCGTATCGCGCTCTTTGGTGACCATCGACACAGCCTCAATCGCCGTACCGTAGTCCTTTCGCGCCTGGTTCGTTGCCACTATGCCCACGAGGAATTGATCTGTGCCGATGGAGAAATCCACGTCTGGCCCCAGAATCAACTCGCCAAACTTGCGCCGCGCCTTGTCTCTCCCGCGTGGTTTCCAGATGGCTGTATCGATACCGTGGGGCAAAGCGTCGATAGTCTTGCCGTCGCCCAGTGTGCGCTCGATGATGCGTGCCGACCATTCGCTGTAGGCTAAAACACGGTCAAAACCCGACAATACAACCTTAAGCAATGACGAAAGCCGGTCATTTGGCCCGGTGGCGTCGATGGCGCTATAGGTCCATAGCTTGAACGGTTTGGTGGCAAGGAATTCGCGGAGGGCCACGTTCGGGCAGTACTGCTCTGGATTTGTGAGCCAGAGAAGCCGGGAAGCATCCCAGATGCAAAAAAGTATCCCCTTTCCATCGCCCGCGAAGTCGTGCCACGCCGCCGGCAGTTCCTTGACTACCCAATTCTCCATGCTGTGAATGTGGTAATCCGGCCAGGGGATGCTACGCGAACCGATGCCTCCATAGCCGATTGTCGCCACGCGGAACACGTCCGGCATGTACTCGTGGATGCGCTGCGCCAGATCGCGGGTGATGCGCCCGAGGCCGCTCGTGCTGGTTACGCTGTCGGAGAGGATGAGCAGGGGAATTTGCTTCACTGCGCCTCCTTCAGCACGTCTTCAATGATCTCCCGCAGCAGCGACCGCAGCGGCTTGTTGAGAGCCAATGCACGCTTACGGGCGATGGCCAGCGTGGCTTCGTCTACGCGGATGGTGACTGGAGTACCGATCTTACGCATTAATTCCTTTCGATTAGGAGGCCCAGGCCGCGTCAGAAGCTGCGAGAAAGAATAAGCGCATTCGGCGGCGGCCCAGAATGAACCTGAAACCAGTGTACTACGATTCGTACTCTTGTCAATGGTATTGTTTTCCATAGGAGGCCCATTCCCTCGGGAAAGGAGGGTGATTGAGGTATACGCAACAATGAACTACTCTTGAATCCTCGCCCCACTTCTGAGGCGCTGGGGTTCCCTATTCCCCTAGTCGGCCTGTCTCACGACAGTTTCCCATTGGACGCGGACGTATGGGCCATCGCTGGATTCACTACCAGCCCGGAGCCGCGAATTAGTTTTGATTTTTCTTGGATTCATCCCCGTGCGGTGTGTCGGGGTAGATGATTTGTATAGCGCCCTTTTATTTCTCAGAACATCACGGTAGGCGCGGAACCAACTGCCATCAGCAAAACTATGCGAGTTGTGCAATAATGGTTTCATTGTTGCCGCACAACAATAATGACTCACGGATATTCTTAGAGTCAAGCACCCCCTGGATAAAACCGGGGGGTTTGCTTTTATGGGAATCATAAGAGATATATCAGACAGAAACACAAAGCCGCCCATTTCGGACGGCGCTGTGTGCTCTGGTACCTTCCGCAGTCTCCTTTCATGTTGAGATTTGGATGAACTTTGCGCGGGTCATGCGCGTGATGCTGCCACGGCTGTAAACTCGGCACGGCCATGTAACCTCATCTAAATCAATGATTGGCACTCCTGTGCATCTGCAATTCGGCGCGTGACCGGCGTTGTATTTCCCAAGCGTGGACCGCTGGCCAATCAGGGCTTCAGGCGATGGAGGATCACTCCAGTTCACCAGAATCATATCCATCTTGCGGTGGGATAGGCGCACGCGAGAATCTTCACTCGAAAGCCATTGATACCATTTCACGCCAAGATTCTCCGACCGTGCCCGCGTGATTGACTCGGCTGCGCTCGATACCTCCGTTCGCGCCAGCATAGCAATATGACTGCGCGTGATGGCAGGGAAGCGTCCGCGAATGTCCTTGGCGATGGTCTCGGCCCGCTCCCCGCGCATCTGCCGGGTTGCAATCTGACTGGCCAGCGTTTGCGCCAGGTCCTGCGGCATGGAGCGTATCAGAGCAGCGTGTGTACTCACCAGTGACCGCACAGACGCGCCCACAGGCCCCGCCATTTCGCGCCGCAGCAAGTCGTATATGCGTTTGCCTTGTGAAGACTTCGCCGCCGCCTCACGCCAACTCTGTGCGTTCTGGACGGCTATCTGTGTGACCATGCGCCGAGCCAGGGAGTCGGACGCCTTCATTACCCTCTCACCTCCACCATTGCCGAGGAACGCGAAGATGCTCTCAAGATCGGCGTCATGCGGGAAAGTGCGCAGCCATATTTCCATGAGAGCATTGAGGGCGCGTCGGTATTCTTGCTCGATTCGTTGGGGGCGGTGGAAAGCTGGCATATTAGCCCCTTATCCGCTTCCATGCCCGCTCAAACCATGAATCCTTGCCGCCCTCTGTCTTCTCGGCCTCGGTGTCACCGTGCTCTTCACCGAACGTCTCAGTGCCAGCGCGGGCTTCCGCTTCATCTACCTGCATGGGAGGCTGTACCTCATCGTCCGCCGCCTCGATCATTTCATCCGTCACATTGGACCCAAGGCCCGTTTCTGCGCTGGCTGTCTTGATTTCGCGCAACGTGGTCTGCCTTCCAAGCACACCGGCATTGTAGTAGCCGAGTATGCTCTCGCCGTGGCTCTTTGCTAACTCCGCCTTTTCCTTGCTGTTCATCGTGCGGATTGGCGCGAACGCATAATCCAGATCGTCGGGAATCTCGCCCCAGGTGGACATGCAGATGATCGGAATCAGCTTGTCCATCAGCGGGCGGTCCTTCTGCCGGCGCTCCTGGTCTGCCGAATCGTAATAGTTCTGGAGATCACCCTCGTTTGACTGCCCAAGGCCGGTCTGCGTGTCGCCGAACAGCCTTGAGAACGGATACCCAGCCGCCCCACACAGCGCCGTCATCTGCATCTTCATCACTTCGGATAGACCACTGAAAGAGTAGGAGTTGCTGAATAGTTCACCCTCTTCGCCGAGCGCCAGAATACCGTTTGTGGAGATTGCTTCTGATACCGCCGTCATGCGGGCAGCATAGTCCACAAGCTGCTGCTGTGTCAGGTTCAGGCCGGAGAGCATCTGTGCCAGCATCGGCTCTTTCATGGCCAGCACGTTGGCGCGGGCGATCAGGTCCGATACCGCTGCCATACCGTAGTCGTATCTCTGTTGCTCGTCAAGAATTGCCTCGACCTCGCTCATGCCCCAGTACGTTTCGATCTGCTTCTCGAACAGCGGCAAGTCCCGGCCCAGGAACCGAAGGCACCGAGAATGATGGACGCGCAAGTTCTGATTCGCTTCCGTATACACATCGTAGTACACAGGTAAGCCGTATTCGGTGGGGTTGTCCAGATCGGTGATGAGTGCGGAGCTTGGCGACATGCCAGACCAGCGGTCCACTACGATCATGCCGCGATAGCTTCCCGGTTCCACGTCCTCAATCTTGAGCGGCTTGGACAGGTCATTGTCGCCCTTGAGGATGATGATTCCCAGTGCCCCGCCGAACAGCCTGCCCCACTTGCGGCCCTCAATGTACTTCTGGAGCGTGCCCGTCTCGGCCACCACTTTATCGAACGCGCCAATATCCTCCGGCGTCACATCGCAGAGCAGGGATGGGAATGCCTTGAGTTGGTCCTGCGGCTTCACATCCACCACTTGCCGGATGATCCAAGAGCCGCGATACATGAACACAAGCTTTTGGTAATCCAGCGAGATGCGAAATGGGATGTGCCGACCGGCGTTGACGGCGCTCGACGTTCCAAAGCCTATGTTCGCCGCCTGGTTCGCGTAGACATCGCCCACTCCTGCGTTCTGGTTTGGTGCCTGGAGGCGCAACCGTTCTGCCGTCCGCTGCTTCGCCGCATTCAATCGCTGCTGTGTGCTGGCCATGTGAATAGTCTACCGCATTGCATGTATTGAGGTACGCATCGGAATACGCTAGCCCAGCCGATACTTCGGAATGACCTTGCACACGCCTACGCGCACAGCGTCACAACTGTGGTCATGGTCCTTGATCGGCTGCTCTTCTCCGCGCTTCGCAGCCTTGGGGTCCCAACTGTAGCCCTCATGCTCTTTGATGGTCATAGGGCAGTGCTTGGCGTGAATTTTATACATGCCGGACTTGAGCGCCATCGAGGTGCGCCGGATGCCCTCTAATACTTCGTTCTCTCCGTTCTTGACGTGGTACCCGCGCCGCACCAGTTCGAGCTTGAAGCTGGCCGCGCTCGGGTCCACCACCACCACGAGGCCGCGATGCTCAGGACCAACGAACGCATCAAAGTCTTCTCCATATTCTGAGTCTGTTTTCTGCCGCCGCTCTTTGGCGCTATCCCAATAGAACTCCCGCTCCTGGTAAAGCGTCTTTCCGTCCCCGTAAACGTCGAGGAATACGCAGGGATTGATCGTTCCATAGTCCACAAAGACGTAATGCTCTGCGGGGCTGGTGAGCAGCGCAATTGGCCGGCTATCGTCGTCGTACTTGCAGTTCGGCCCCAATACGTCCCGGTAGATGGACGATTCCGCAACAACCCACTGGCCCAAGATGTACCGCTGATAGAACACCCCGGAGTACATGTTCTTCTGCGCGTCGATGTACTCAGCGCTCAAGTTTGGGTTGTCATCCATCGTGTAGTGTCCCGACCAAAGCAGCTTCTTCGTCCGCAGAGTGGGATTGTCGAGGAATTCGGTCTTGAGCCAGTGCATCGGCGTTGCAGGGTTTGTGGTCCCGTACAGCCGCGCACCATCTGGCGACATGCGGGTGAGCAGCATCTGAAAGAATTCCTGCGGCATGAGCGTGATTTCATCGCCCACCGCCAAGCCCACGGTAAGCCCGCGAACATACTTCTCGCTGCCTTCATCCTTGGCCCCCATCACCAGCCACGTAGACCCGCACAGACGCAAGAGACCGCTCTGGTGGTTGTACGTGTAGTTGGAAGGGCCTACGAGGTTGAACAGGTCATTCAGGACGTTGTTGAAGATGGTCTGCTTCGATACGCCAGTAAGAACCTTCCAGCCGTTCACCTGGTACCTGCAGCCCTGGAGAATCTTGGGATGGAGCGCCCATGTTTTCCCTGACCGAACGCTGCCTTCGAGCAGGTTGATGCGCCGGTCTAGTTCGAGAGGGCGGTAGGCGAATTCCTTGAGCCGTGGACCGAAATTTAGAATCGCCATTTCCGCACCGTTTGTTACCACTTAGTACACATTACTAACTCTTTTGTTTTCAGTAAAAGGTGTCGCCGATTCCGAGGGTGACACTTTTCAGAGAGATTCTCAATTCAGAGAGAATGTTTACTATTCCGCCAATATTTAAACCTTTTAGAATCATTATTCCTCTGATTCCGGCTCTTCCGTCTTCGGCATCTCCTGGTATTCACGGCGGAATTCGGAGAGCAATTCGGCTAACGGATCGCTCGTCTGCCTCACTTCCGACTTGTCGGCTTGCCCTAGAAACTGCTTCCCGAGCCATATCAGCATCGTGGGATTGCCTGCAATGGCGACCTCGAACTGCTTGCGCCGTAGACTGGCGTTCCGATGCTCGCGGCCCGCCTTCATTATGCCCTTGAATCGCCGCTCGATTGTGTCAGGCGAACAGTCCAGAACTGCACCAATCTCCGCGTTCGACAGACCGATGGATGCCAGTTTCTTCACCTGGTCAGGATCAATCCGTTTAGGTGTTCGCGCCATCGCGCACCGCCTTCTTCCCTGTCGCTTGCTCCCAGCGCTGGCATATCACGTCGCAGTACGCAGGGCTTAACTCCATTATATAGCAGCGCCGTCCGGTTTTCTCGGCGGCGATGAGGGTGGAGCCGGAGCCGCCACCAGGCGCGTGCCGTCCGACTGCACCACCAGCACATCTTCCATGCCAATAGCGCCCGCGTTCTCCGCTGTCTTGTTCCCGGCGATAATGCGCC